CCTAAATCAAGGAATCGTGCCATGCTGGCCGACCCTCAATCAGTCACTATCAATGCTGTAGCTCAATCGCTACCTGCCATTGCCCGTGGCGTCAACACTTCCACCTATCAGAAAGATGATGGATCTGTTAAACTGTCCTTTGCCCATCAATACGGCAAGAGGACTCGTCGGACCGCGCGCTTGGACTATTCCAAGATCGTGGCCGATCCGCTCGTGCCTGCAACGAACCAGAAGGTTTCGATGTCTGCATATCTCGTCATCGATCATCCCATCACTGGGCTGACGAATGTCGAGATCAAGCAAGTTACGGATGCGCTTACCGCGTATCTCACTGCTTCGAGCGGTGCCAAGGTGACGTCCATGATCGGTGGTGAATCGTAACTTCGGAGATACCTCAATGAGGATCATCGAAATCCTATTCATTCTCGGTCTAGGACTCATACCAGGAGTCGTTGTCATGGCCTTCTTTCTTGGCCATGGCTATACTCCTGTTGTATGAAGGCTGCTAGGGTCGCACATGGCTATGGATGCTTGAGCCCCCAATCATCAGATTAGGAGTAAGCATGAAAAGCCTTATGCGATTACTTGAGTGTGTACTTGCAGATGCAGGTACATGGTGTAGCACTAGCACCACCCGTGACTTTGAAACGGTCACGAGACGTGTCGAACACGAAGGGATATCGTTTGTCACGATTTCTCTTCCATCCTTTTGTCAAGACTTCGAGAGTTGTCTTGAGAAGGGTTTGGTTGACTCTACATGTTTCTTAGGCTTTAAGAGACGTGGAGCGCTCCCCGCGTTTTTGCGAGGTTTGCTCAGTCAGGTGTTCGACGCTAGTGATGGTACCTTGCTCAAGGAAGTGAATCACCTTGCCGTGCATGCAGTCCGACAGGTCTGCCTGCTTAACAAGAAGGTTCTACTTCCATGTTCCAAAGAACGTGAAAGGAAAGCCTTTGATTCCTACCTTGAGACTGACAGGTCAGTCGCCGCGTTTGAGGCCTCTCTTGAACACTTCTGGACTTCTAGTCCAGATAATGATAGAGCAGCTTCAGATGCCCATGCCCCCTCGGAAGAGTCTCGAAAAGGAGACTCTACTTTGGATGGACCTTCTGACAGCGGAAGTGGTGACACTCCCGTTGTTCCGGTCTTCGTCGGTAAAACTCCAGTTGAACTCAGTCACTTCTCAGAAGTGTCTGCTCTCCTCTGGGGTTCTCTCTTCACAGCTGACTCTCTTAGAGTCGACGCTGGAAGAGTTCTTCCGAAGCATGGACCTGGTGCAACTGCAGAACGTCTTCCTGCTAATGGAAGATTTTCTCTGCGAACATGGCACCAGCGACTTGATCACTGGTTTCCAGCTGCTGACTTTGTTATCCCTAATTCGGGATACATTGACGAGTTAGCTGGCGTCCAGTTTGTCTCCCCGGAACAAGAACAACCTGTAAGGGTTGTTACCGTTCCTAAAACGCTGAAAGGCCCCAGAATCATTGCGATAGAGCCCGCATGTGTGCAATACACACAGCAAGCTCTTCTGGAAATTCTGGTAAAGCGTCTGGAATCTTACCGATTCACTAGTGGATCAGTAAACTTCTCGGATCAAACCGAGAACCAGAAGCTGGCCCTTAGCTCCTCAAAGGACGGTCGTTTCGCAACGATCGATCTTAAGGATGCTTCGGACCGCGTTTCATCCCGCCTTGTCTGGCAGATGCTAGAGCGTCAACCAACTTTTAGGTCGATGGTCTTCGCCTGCCGCTCGATTCGTGCGGAAGTACCAGGAAAAGGTATTCATAACCTCTCCCGGTTCGCGTCTATGGGGTCAGCTCTTTGTTTCCCGATCGAGGCTATGGTTTTCTATACCATTGCTTTGAGCGCAATACTTAGAGCTGAAGGGTCCCGTCTAACTCCTAATTCACTACTTAAAGTGAAAAGGAGTGTGCGTGTCTACGGGGATGATATCATAGTTCCCGTAGAATATGTGCAAGCTGTGAAGAGTGAGCTCGAATGGTTTAATCTTCGAGTAAACGACCGTAAGTCTTTTTGGAACGGAAAGTTCCGCGAGTCTTGTGGCCTGGACGCCTACGATGGTACTCCGGTTACACCGGTTTACGTACGTAGGGAGTTGCCATCTTCACACCGTGACTCCGAAGAGCTCATTAGTGCCGTTTCGCTAGGAAACCAGCTATACAACGCTGGCTACTGGCGCGCCGCCACCCATGTGCGTTCCGTAGTCGGACGACTTGCTACCGTCCCCTACGTTTCGAAAAACTCTTCCATTCTCGGTTGGAATTCGCACGTTATTCAGTACGAAGTCCAGGGCTGGGATGACAAATTGCATCGTTTCCTTGTGAAGGGAAACGTTGTGTCAACCAAGCTTCGTCGCGATCCTCTAGAGGACTACGGCGCCTTGATGAAGTTCTTTCTCAAGAGAGGGAGCGATCCCTATTTTGATGCGAAGCACTTGGAACGTTACGGACGTCCCTTAGTCGTCTACACCAAACTAAGGTGGGCACCGCCGTACTAAGTACGGAC